GTCCTTTGTGACCATAGGGTTCTTTCCCTTGGGATGAATAATAACATTCCTTCCTCGGGGGCCGTATGTTGAAGCAACATTGTCGGCAAGTTTCTCCACACCGGAGACAAGTTTGTCCCGCAAAGCGAGATCGGATTCGTATTCTCTCTCAGTCATCTTTACCTCTTTGGTTGATGTAAATTATAATCACAAACGGTAGGTTTGTCAAGCAGTTTTTTCAATATCTGCGGCGGCGGCTCTTGATTTCTCAGCCCTGCCCTTGGCAGCGCTGGCACGCTTCTTGGTCTCGCCTTCGTCGCCGGCGCCAAGCATTAGGGAATCCACTTCGTCTGTTAACCCTTGAACCTCTGCGATCAAGCCGTTGAATCTCTGATTCAAGTCTTCTATCATCTTCTGTGAGGTTTCCGGTACATTGTCCAAGTTGATCGCACCAGGGATCTGTCTTACCCCCTGGGCTTTGAAGTCGCTTATTTTACCGCTGAAGCGGGTGCCGAACTCGTCGTCACCTTTTTTATATCCAGGGAGATCTTCAATGTTGTTTTGATCAATAACAAATTCGTGGAAAATAATATCATTGTCTGTCTTCCCTGGTTTTTCTGCCACAATATATTTCACTGAGGCACTGGGATCATCCTTGAGATCCTCTTTTAATTTCTTAATAGAACCACCAACGACGCCTCCTCGCCTTAAGAACTTCAAGGAAACGTTTGTCCCTGGGAACTGTACATCTGTTATCCCTTCTGCCTTCGGATCAATTACTGACCCCCTAAACATCAATGCCATAAAACGCTCAAATGAAAAGCCCATGGTAGAAGCATCGGGGGACTTCGCTAGATTGTAAAGTGTTCTAAGAATAAGAATTCTTGCCACGGCTTGGCCATACTTCTCAGCAGGGATAACCTCAGAAGTAAAATTATTAATCTCATTTATAAATGCGGGCAAGTTTTCTATATCACCCGCAAGGCCTGTTGCATTGACTGTTTTTATAAAACGATCACGGGCCTGCTCATTGACAGCAGAAGCCGTATCATTGATCCAAGACATATCAATGGAAAACTCAGGAACTCTTAAAGTGACTTCCTTGCCTGTGGTGCCCTTCTCTAGACCAGGGATGGTGCCCTGAAGCTCTTTCAAGCCAGGAATACTCTGCTCTAGGTTCTCCTTGATTAGAGAACGCAGTTCTTCAAGTGAAAAGTTTGTCATCTCATTAACCTCTAAATAATCTCGTCAGCAATTCCCAAATCAACAGCTTCTTCAGCTGTGAGGAATACATCAAGCTTCTTATCGAAAAGCTTTCTGATATACTTCTTGCTCATGTTGGTCTCTTTGGAGAGCGCTCTGATATATCTCTCCTCTAGGGACTTAAGGTGTTCCAAATCATTGTTCATTGTGGAGATGTATCCTCCCTGCTCAGCTTTCAAACTGTGAATCATAATCTGACAGTTAGCCCCGACCTGTCGATAGCCCTTGGTGCCAGCAGCTAATAGTAGTACGCCTGCGCTCATTACCTTGCCCAAGCCAAGAGTAGTGATGATTGCGTCCTCTCTTGCAATCCGCATAATATCATATACGGAAAACATTTCTGATACCAGTCCACCGTGAGTCGAGATCATAAATTGAATAAGGTCGCCGCCAGAATAAACATACCGCAGCATTTGGTCTATCACTTCCTCGCATCGGTCCTCATTGACTGTGCCATATAGTTTAATCAATGCGACGGTCTTGGGCTCTGATAGTACCAGTTCCTCGTCCTCAAGTTCAACCTCTATCTGTTCTTCACGCTGTAATTTTTGGGGGGATTTGGTGTTTTTTGCCATGTTTTAATTAGTCCTATAAAACTTATCCAACTCTTTCATTGCCTCTTTCCAGTTGTTAAAAGTTACAATATTTCTTAACGGACCTGGAAATGAGCCGATGATCAGCGCTATCGCGTTCTCCTTCCAATTGCCCAAGGCCTGATGATCCAATTCTTTTATTAGTTCGATTTGATTTTCCCCTAGTCCAACCTCAGACATATGCTTATACTTCAACTCCCTAAGGAATTTAATCTCATCCACAATCAAAGCCATCAGCTTTAAAGAATGAAACAATACCATTCTAGAAAAAACAGTATATCTACCCAAAGCTATGATTGCTGAACTTACCTTGTACAGCACTGCTCCTACAATTGCCCAGGCAATTGCCACCAAAATACCACTCATCCTTCACCTCTTATTCTAAGTTATTATACACTGAAAAGCTGTAAGCTGTCAACAGGTTTTTTACCTTGCGCAGCCCTGGTGTCAACTCATCATTAACGATCTTTTCATATTCAGATTCAAACCAACCTTCGACCCACTTCTTGGCTGGGAGCATCCAGTAATAGTTTCTTCCGGTGAACTGTTGTGTAATAAAGTCTATGTCCATCTTATCGCCTGTCAACCAATGTCGAACAGCCATTGACATTCGGTAGCCTCGCAATTCTGCCCACGCTCTACCAGGACTTGGTAGTGGTAACAAACAAAGCAAAAACAAAAGGAACCAAGAACTCAGTGGATATAGAAGCGCAACAGTTGCCAGCAGTTGTGGTGTCAGATACAAGAAATTAAAGAGGACACCGTACCTCTTGCGATCAGAAAGGTGCACGTACTCATGACACAGCACCTCGGTGGAATAATAATTATTGGCTTCCCACTTCTGTAAGGATGGAATATAAACTTTTGGATAGATTGCCGTAATGAACCTATCCATAAAGTCGGGAGTGAAAAACAATAGTTTAGAAAGAAATCTCATCCAAAGGCTTTGGTTCTTTTCTATGATCTCAAAGCCTTGGATCTGCTGGGACACGTGGTGCTCCAGCAATCTTCTCACCTTTGCCCGTTCAGCAAAGGTGAGACTTGTCCAGTTCATCAGGAGAACTCTTTAAGTAACCGCTGCGCAACACGCGCTGAAACTCGCTTGACGATGTCTTCGGTCAACTGCTCGGAGTTTTCATCATCAACAACTTCGATGCCTGCCTCGGCGAGCATGGCTTCAACTTCCTGCATCATCTGCATTTCAGTATCTTCTTCGTCGGCGTCTTCGTCGGCGGCATCTGTAACGTCACCTTCGTTGTCGTCAGTGACATCTAGTTCAACGTCACCTTCTACATCAGAGACATCAACGTTGACATCGTTGCCGTCATCATCGGCGGCGGCCTCAACGGCATCACCCTCGATCTCAACATCAACTTCAAGCTCGGCGGCGACTGCCTGAACTACTCGACGAAGTAGGTCCTCAGGAGCGGCGGGGGGAGCGTCGGCTTCGACTTCGAACTCGTCGGCCATCTCCATCTCTTCTTCTTCAGCAACGACTTCTTCGGTCACTGCTTCTTCAGTTACAGTTTCTTCGGCGACCACCTCTTCTTCGGTGATTGCTGCTTCTTCCATTGGCTCGTCGTCGCGCTTATAATCCATAGCCATTTCACTAATCATTTCATTGTTGATCGGTGCCAAATTGGCTAACTTCATAAATCGTTTGATTGTTCCTTCGTTAAGAAGTTTCTTGCTCATAATAAAAGTCTCCCTTAAGAATAAGTTTCTCACAATAAGTAGTTTAAAAACAGTTAAACGTACAGATTAGTTCATATTTCGTATTTTTAAATTTAACTTCTGAAGAGCCGAATCTTGGATTTGTTTTACTCTTACAAAACTCAAAGATAACCTTTTGGCTATCTCCCTCAAAGTCATGTTCCCGTGCTTGTCTACGGCAATGAGCGTGCAATTCAAGTCCTCTTCAAAGTCAAGCCAATATCTACAAGAATCCTTAGCGCAAATAGTACTTGTCTCTTTACACCTCTTAAAACAACTCATAGGTCTGGATGCTCCTTTTCTAATAGGTCGAAGATGCTTTCCACTTCTGTCTCTTCAAGGGCAAACTTTTTGGATATCTCGTCTGCTTGTTGATAAGTTTTTTTCATCTTCTGTCGTTTTTCTCTATTTTGGATGTTGTTGTTTTCCTTATGCTCCGCCACCAAAGATAGCACCCTCTCGTCCTTCTTGAGGTAGGCATCGGCCAAGATCCTAAAGAATTCAGATTGACGGACGCCATCATACTGCCACCGAATCTTCAAGTCGGCGTGCTTCTTCGGAGTATCGTAGTAAACAATCTTTTTGTATTTACTTTGGGAATCTTCCACTGATCATCGCCTCTTGAAGATAGTCTTGAAGATCGTCCTCATGATATCCTGTTACCAAGCTGGGTGCATCTGGATACGGAATCTCCTGGGCATCCCCACCGATAAACAGAAACATTGTTGGAACTCCCTCAACTTCAAAAATATTTGATAAACCCTCATCGTCAGCTGAGTCTATGATTGCAAATTTAATGTTTCTGTTATACTTGGATTCAAGCCTCGATAAGACACCTGTCAGGCCTCTGCACAGATGACAGCCATCACTCTTAAATGTAACCACACAAGGGTTAGAAGAGTTCAGTATTTCTTGTTCAAAGTTCTCACGAGTTAACTTGATCATTCCCTTTCACCTCCTCTACTGCCTTCATTGCTGCTCCCCAACAGGAAGGGCAATAAAGATTTACTTTCTTCTCCTCCTCACGAACAACAACATACCAAGACATTACCATCTCTCGGTCCTTCTTGTCAAAGGGTTTTTCACAAACAAGACAACTATCTTCCAGTTGCCCAAACATATTGATCTTCTTTGTGAGTTCCTTTTCCAACTTCTTGGACTTCTTGTTCTTTACTTTAATACTCATTTCTTATCCGTTGAGCCAAGTGCCCCGTCGCCCCTGTCGCTGATTGTGATTGGATACCACTGGTATAGATTATCTTCTGCTGTGGCAATAGCTCGGAAGTGCACCACTGGTGTCATAACCACCTGAGCAATCTTATCACCCGGTCTAACGTAGCGAGCCACTTTGCCAACATTATGAAGATTAATAAACACTTCTCCATCATAGCCTGAGTCAATCACACAAGCACCGACCAGAAGGTTCTGCTTTGCAGCCACACTGGATCTGTTCTTAACCTCCAGCATATATCCGTGGGGGACACCAAACTTCAACCCTGTTGAAAGCACAGCACACTCGCCCGGATCAATGATGGTAACTCCATCTTCATAAGCTTTAAGCCGACTGGTGTCTGGGCTGTAAAAAATGTCCAACCCTGCGTCAGATGGATTTGCCCTGGTTGGGGGATTAACGTCGTTCCTGATCATGTGATACTCTAAAAGCATTCTTTCCTCCTTTTTGTTTATTATATGTGAATAGAATGTTGATGTCAAGTATTAACCAACAAGTCTGAAATATCTTCTGATAGAGCGTGTAGAGAAACCCCACTGCTCATCATAGTCAAGACGTGCCATATATGGACGATTGATAAACACACGGTCCTGTCCCGGCTTTACACCCCAACACTTAATCTTTGTTGTCTTGTTAGTAGAATCAATTGCCTCTACAATCCAATAGTCTTTTCCATTGCGAGTCTTTTTCTTTTCTAGGCCTCGGGCAATAAACCATACCAAGCCCAGGTCTGGGTCATACTCGGAGATCGGTGGAATAAACTTCTCTTCTAGCTTCTCCAACAACTCCTGGGTTACAACCATACTCATCGGGAATGCACCAGTAAGAGTTGTGAGGAACTCTATCTTCTCTTCTTCTGTGAAGTCACCCTCGGGTGCATACAAGGGAATGTTCTCATGGAGATCCTTTTCTTTTCTCGGCCTATCGACTGCAACGCAAGACCAGAAATGCTTTAGGCCTGTGAATCTATCATCCATCAAGCAGTTCAGTGCCTGACTCCTGACGAGAACATCAATAGACTTCTTGTTCAATTTGCTGTATGAGATGTCTTCGTTGAACAAGAACTGCTCAATAGTTTTGAATGGGCGGTTGTTTATAATCTGTTCCACTGCCTTTTCCCCCAACCCCTTAATGGAGGTCAAAGGTTGAACCAGTGTCTTGTCGTCTGCCAAGATGTTCCAAGATGTCCCTGAGTTGTTGACATTCATTGGCTCAATCTTATAGCCGAAGCTTTTTGCAATATTAATTGCCTGTTCCTTTCGACTCTCTGGTTCTCGCCCAAGGAAGGCAGCCATCCACTCCGCAGGATAATTGTGGAAGAGCCAAGCACACTGGAAAGAAATAAAGCAATAGCTTACCGCGTGACTCTTGTTGAACCCATACCCTGAGAAGTATTCAAAGGTATCCCACAGCTTCTCTGCTGCGTGTCGGGCGATGTTTTTCTCCTCACAGCCCTGAATGAATTTACCCTTGATGACCAACATCTCTTCTGCACCCTTGCCTGTCCCCTTCTTGGTCAGGAGCTTGCGCAGCATATTACCTTCATCAAGAGAAACATCTTTACCGAGCTTGTGAGCAAGCGTTGCGATCTGCTCCTGAAAGATTAAGAAGCCGTATGTGCTTTCAGTCACCTCGCGAACAATCGGGTGGATGTATTGAATATACTGTGGATTGTTTTTGGCCTCAATGTAATCACGATCAACCTTTGCCGACAGTGGACCGGGGCGATAGATTGATGTGATGGCAGCAAGGTCAATAATGTTAGTGGGCTTGGACCTCACGCACAAGTCCTGGGCTCCTTTCTGTGTAAACTGGAAGACGCCTGCGAACCTGCCCTTTTGAAAGATGTTCTCCCAGATCTCTTGGTCATCGGTATTAATCACATCTGGGTGGAGGTTCTTATTATAAAATTCTTTTACGTGCTCAATTGTTGGGTTCTCAACACCCCTCTTCTTTCTGAGGATGTTGACGATTGCTTCCTCAATCATCTCCACCGTGGAAAGCCCGAGGATATCAAACTTAATAAAACCCATTGGCTCAAGATGGCGAGCATTCATTCCCTCGGTCCAAGGGGTCTGGCGGATGCCACCTGAGTTTACCAGTGGCATATAACGATCCAGTTGCTCGCCGATAACAACGCCGCCTGCGTGTCTTGATACAGAACGGATCTGACCGTGCAAGGCTTGAATGTGTGTTCTGATATCTGGATACTTCCTCAAGAACTTCTGAAGCGAATCGCTGAACTCCATGACCTCTTCAAAGGTTGGATTGTACACGCCTGCGGCGATGCCGTGTTTCTTCTTTGCACGCGGAGTAGCCTCAAGGAGCATCTTGCTTGTGACGGCATTGACCTCGGTGAAGGGGACATCATAGAACTTTGCAATATCTTTTACCAAAGATCGCAGACCCAAGGTATTAAAGTTTGAGATAGGGACAACCACGTTGTTGCCCCACTTATCAATCAGGTGTTCCTTGAGCCGCATTGGATTAGCCACGTCGTAATCAATGTCTGGGTACCCCGAGCCACTCCGTGTAAGAAACCGCTCAAACAGCAGGTCATACTCAAGAGGATCGACTTGTGTAATATCAAGTAGATAAGAGATAAGAGCCCCAGCGGCGGAACCACGGGCAGGGCCGACCAACGACAGACTCTGTGCCTCATCGCTAACCGCCTTCATTGTCAAAAAGTACTTGGCAAAGCCTCGTTCTTGAATGACTTCCAACTCCTTGTTTAACCTGTCTGTATAGATTTTAAGGCCTTCAAGGTTTCTTTTCCTTAACCCATCATAGCAAAGACTATGGAGAGCTTGGTCGGCATCTTCATATTCATCAGAGACAACAAACCCAGGAAGCCGGACGGTGGTGTCCGGTTGGAAGTCCTCGATGAGGTCCATTGCTATCTCATGCGTGCGCGTAATAGAATCATAGATAAGCTTGTCATCATACTCAAACCCTGCTTCAGCAGAATATTTTTTGTATGCTTCCCACATCTGATTGCCGTTCTTTGGGTAAAGCTCATACCCAATCTCATCAACGGACTGTGGCAACTCATCACTCATCCACTCGGGCTTCTTCTTGCCGAGCCAAGCAAGGCGCTTATACAGTTCACGATCCTTCCAAGCGTCGGGTCGCGGGTAATGGGAATCCGCTGTTGATACCAGCTTGATCCCAAACTCCTCCGCAATACGAATGACGTATTGGTTGAGTTCGTGTTGCTCTTTGATGTTGTTCCACTGCACCTCGGCATACCAACGGTCGCCAAAGATATCAATCATTTCACGGGAGGTTTCTCGCATTGCTTCAAGAACAGCTTCTTCGCCATCGTCTCTATTCTCCCAGTAATTACCAGCATACACACCACCAAGACAAGCGCTAGTGCTAATGAGATTACGACCGTACTTTTTAAGGCCCGCGTAGTCCACCCTTGGATAGCGGTAAAAATTGCCCGGTTGGTAGCTCTCGGAAACAAGCTTATAAAGATCATTCAAACCCTCCTGGTTTTTCGCCAACAGGACCAAGTGTCGTCGGCGGTTCAGAATGTTTTTTAATTTCCGGGTGCTCTGCTCGTCCTCTACAACCGTTGCGTTGATGTCTTTGTTTGTGTGAACACGATTTCTTTTATTCTGCTTTGCCTTCTCGTATTCCTCTTTCCACTCCTCCACCGAGGGAATGAAGTATGCCTCCACACCAAAGATGGCCTTGAACTCTTTACCATCCTTGCGCATCTTCTTGAGGTGTTGAACTGTGGAAGGCACAGCATTCATATTGCCGTGGTCGGTAAATGTGTGAGCCTCTAAGCCATTCTCATGGGCGAAGTCCATATGTTCGGGTGGATAACCAAGGCCATCACCGGGACTATACCCGCTGTGAGCATGAAGGCCAACGAAAGGGATTACTGTTTCTTCACTCATTCCTACTCCTTTTTCACCGGTATTATACCCCAATGACGGGCAGGAGTCAAGAAGTTTCTTCGTCGTCTTTACCTACGAGATTGAACTCGCGATACTTCAACATTGAGGGGGGAGCACGCTTTATTCTTTTTCTTTCCTCGGAGGAAATGTATTCGCAGTATCCTTCCCAACTATTGATATTATAGAACCAAGGCAGGGGTGCGAGGTCTTCCTCCTCTACTCCCTCGAACCCTATTACATCTTGCAGGTCAAAGAAGCGTGCGGAGTAGCGCTCTGCCATTGGGCGGAGCTTGAAGTTGTAGGGCTCCGCCTTAGCGGTCTCGGAATAGTCCATCTCATACTTGCCTGTGCCCTTTTCTCTTATTGTATTCTTCCACCTGCGCACATCTTCAAGGGTGAAGGTGAAGGGCAGGAAGTCACCGTCTGCTGCTGTGCGGTCGTTATAGGTGAAGATTACCTTGTTATCGGTGACCAAACGCTTACGATATTTGAAAATATCCAATGCGTGGTTCATTCCATAGGGCCAAGATACAAAAAATTTTCGCGGCGTTACCCAACGCGATAAGCTTCTCATTGTGCTATCTGCCACCCACGCGCCGTGGATCAAGCTCCAAGTCAAACAATCCCTCTTGTCCCGGTCGTCGGGATGCACTGGGACATAGAAGATCGGGACCTCCTTGTAATACAAGTCGGGCATCTTTCTATACTGTGCCTCGCGCAGGGGCGCATAATCAAAAAGATAATCCCCCAAGCGGTGCCGGATGAGGGGTTGCATATCATCATTGCAGACAATCCAAATACTTCTGCAACCTGCCATGGCACACTCTACTGCTGCGTGCTCAATTGCAAGATAGTCAGGAGCAATGGGCTGAAGGCAATCGTGCCAAGGAAAGTTGAAATCCAACGGCTGACCTGCTACGGGGACCACACCGGCAAGGTGGAAAGTCTTTTGTGAGAGTTTCATTTGAACAACTGCTTGCAGAGGACACTTGGTTTTGAATCTTCCCTTGGGATATTACTCAAGAGTTCATCAAGACCTTGGTGATTAAACTTTATTGTTTTTGTATCCTCGTAAATGTTTTTGCCAATCTTATATCTTTCCCTGTCTGTTGTTTCAATCTTCAGGGGATAATATCTTCTCTTGTTTGGTCTCTTGGTACACCAACCATTTGATGCACCTTTCATTCCCGCTTCCTTAAAGATCTTCAGTGTTTTGAAGCGGACCATCGTGTCGCTGTAATCAAAATCTTGGAGCTGCTCAGAAGTCAAATAAGAGATGGATACAGCGTCTTTTAAATGAAAACTATCGCCGTCAATACGATCAGAGGGGTAAAGGTAAATCTCATTCACAAAATCATCTTCTGTCTTAAAATACTCCAAGTGCTGGTTCATCCCAGACTTGATATCCATCCAGTCAATTACTTTATGTTTGTCCTCTGTTTGCTCAATCATCTTGTTTGGTAGCCCAGCAATATCATTATCGTCAAACACAATCGCTTCCTCAAACCTTATCCTTGCAAAGCGTGAGTTATGCGTAATTGCTTTTATAACATTTTCTTCTTCAAAGCGCAAGGATAAACATTTATCAGACATCAAAGTGTTTCCAGCGAGGGAAAGAAAAAAGAAAAGGTGCCTCCAAAGATCAATTTGAAGCGCACCGATTACTTTTGGATCACCAGTTGTATTCAGGGTTGTCGTGTTGTTGTCAATACCAAACGGTAACAAGTTGATATCTGGGTTGATGTGCTCTATAAACGATGGTCGCTTTATAGAGGGGGATAATAGCGGTGTATCATTTGCATAAGCAAATAATAAAGCCTCCAGAGACGATCCGATAACCACTTTTTCATATTCAAAAACAAAACTAGAAAACTTCATCTTCCCCTTCCGGGTCAAAGGATAGCATCTTTTCCCGAAATGTTTTAGAAGTTCTTATTACTTTTCTGCCATAAGTGTTGCTGCGGAGTTTGGTTCTGTGAGATTTACAGTTGCTGTATCCAGCGTTGTATGCACAAAGAGCAACCTTTAAGTTTCCATCCGCATATCTCTTGGAGTTCAAGAAAGCATAGAGCATTTTAGCGCCAGTATCCA